CTCATCAGTAAATATAGGCACAGCGTTGCTTTTATGCAACGTACCAATGCCTTTCATGTTACTACCAGTATAAACTTGATTGTCTTTTTTAACAGCCACACCTGCACCAGAATTTAGGGAAGGTGGTCTGTAAGTCTGCCTAGGAGGGCAGATTGATGTATCAATGGAAGATTTACGAGCTGTTAATTTGACTTTTTTAGTCTTATTTTTTAATAACATCTTTCTAGTTTTTTTAGACCATCTTTGGCCTGTGTGAAAGTAACCCATTAAAACTCCAAAATTGGTAGCGGCGGCAGGATTTGCACCTGCGATCTCTTGGTTATGAGCCAAGTGAGTTTCTACTTCTCCACACCGCAAATTCATAATAAAAAAGGTTTCGTAGTTAGGTATTGTCTTGGCATCCTGTGAAGGAGATTTTTCGTCCTCCGCCGACAACTTTTTATTTCAAACAGTTGTTACTAACACTATCTTGACAAGCTGGACAAAGTAGAAGCTTTATCAAGTAGGTCGTCATTTTTCCCACCTAACTACCGTTTCGATTTATCTGACTTGATATGCTTGATTTAAGACTTATAATCTTTTAGAACTATCTCAACTGTTAATACTATTCTATCACCCGGTT